AATAAAAAAATTTTTTCTGAGGGGTGAGGGGTATATAAATTAAAAATTGCAGAACTGCTACTTAAAGCTTAATGATCTCTTTTCCACTCTTTTTAAAAATTGGGTGATGCAGAATCACCACCTCACTTCTATAAGTACTTCCCTAGAAAAAACTGCGCAACAATTTTTTTTAGTGCAGAACCCATTTCGGGCGTCCTCTAGTAGTATTGCGTGGTTGCAGTTGATCATCTACAGTAGTAGTGCTTAGTGTGTAAGCGCACAGTGTAAACAGTAGTAACAGTCTAGTCATACACATACTTATAAGCAAAAAAACGCTAGAGCACAGCGATAGCGTATATGAGCTTGCTCATATAGTGTGTGTAACGAGAACCTCTTAACTGTGGCAATCACGATGTCTAAAGGATAAGTAATTGTATGTGCGCACAGTGTAGTACACAGTTTGAACACTCATGTCTTACACGCTGGAGCATAGCTATATAGTAATTGCGAACTAGCTGTCACACTGTGCACACTATTATCTTTGTTATGTACACACTCAAACTCATATACGATCCAGAGCCAAGAACACAAACGCTCAAAGAGTCAGTAACATACTGTGCTACAATAGATCTATTTGTAGACTACGGTATAGAGTCATTTCAAACTAGTGCAAGTGAGATTGCATTTGAATCAGATAGGGATCGTACGTTTGCTGCACTAGTACTAAGTGCTAGTCGTTCATTTACACCAGTGATACTCTAAATAAGACTCATCTTTTGTGTAATCAGCATTGTAGAGGTGTTACAGCACACTGCAAACAGTCTGTCGTTATGGTTGGTGTCTTTTTGTATCTTTGTGTGTGTACAGTATCATTGTAGTGGGGAATCGATTTTGCGCTGAGTAAAACACTGTAGTCTGCTGTGCAACAAGTGTTTTACCGCTTCGCGGCTCTAGGATCTAGCGCAAGCGGCTGCGCCGTTTTTGGGCTTAAACGCTTCGCGCTGTTTAGAATCGTCGCTCTAGTTGTATTTCAACAACCATACGCAGTACGTTTTCTGTTTGTGGAGCTTCGTGTAGTACTGGCAAATGTCGGGCATATGCTACCAAACTGTTTGGAGTGTATTCCACTCTATCTCCGTCTATAACTGTTGCACCGTGCCACTGGCGATCCCATGTGATGCAGGGATGATACAACAGTGTGAGTTGTTCTACTTGTGCAGGATCAGTTTCTGGTAATATGTGAGGTTGGCGTACAGTTTGTGCAATGCCTCTTGTTTGGGTAATTTGCCATGCGCCAGGTATGTGCGTGTGCACAAGACTGTGCACAACTGGTTCAAGTTCCTTGTCTAGGGGTGTTTGCCAACACACACGACTATCTAGTTCACCAGAGCTTAGTGTATAACTCCATGATTGAAGTTTAAGCTTGTGCACAAACTCTAGTTGATCACTGTAACTCAAACAGTCGTTTACAATCATTGTGCATGAGGTCCTTGGAATTTAACAGCAATTGTAAATCGATATCTTGGGCCTAGTGGTGTTTGTACATGTGCTAGATGCGGTATTACACTGTCAAATACTACTATACGTCCTGGCTGGAATCGCACCACATACTCTATTTCCTGTGCACCATCGTCTAGGAATACAGTTTCTCCTCCCCAGTGTGTTTGCCACTCTTTGTTAGCATAGTAGAGCAAAGTTTTAGTTTGGCCGTCATCGTCGTATGCGTCTACATGTACTTCTTGTACATCACTCTTGATTCCTAGGTTTATGTATGCATTCCATACCGACCAATCTTTTGGAACAAGTTGTTGTATTGCACTTTCTCGCTTGCCTGTGGTTAGTGCAAACCTATCCAAGTGCTGTGGCGCAAGTCTTGACACTAGTCGTCTGTCTTCGATGTTTTGCACTTCTGTTGCATTTGTTTGTGATATAGAATATGGCAGTTGTAGTACACCTTCGTGTATACCGGTTATTTCACTAGTACTGAATAAGCCATCCAGTACTGTGATTGTGTGTCCGCTTTGTGTTGTGTGTTGTGTTTTTTTGATCATACGTATACTATACAGTCAAAACAACAGTTTGTCAATTGTTTTTTAGCTTGCTACGTTTGTGTTAGGGAATGTGTTTGCTAGATATTGACGAACTTGAGCAACTTCATCATTAGTCAGTGATCGATCATAATAAATGAACTCGTACATATAACCTTGGTTGTATGAATAGCGACTGTAGCCTATGCCGTATATGTCTAGGTCTGAACCGTATGTGCCCCAGTTAGAAGTAACTGTGTCAATACTGCCTGTGTTTCCGATCCAGCGATATACATAACCATTAGTCGATCCCGGAGAACTGTATCTTACACCGTGTTGGTTAAATGAATCTGAGTTACCAGCTAGGCTAAAGTTAAATGGTCTGCCATCGTTGTTGTGAATATGGTAAAAGCTGTCATCGCCACTCCATTCGCCCAGTGTGCCTGGACCACCGTTTACATTGCCTAACCAGCCAAATGAGTTGCTGCCGTAGGCATCGTAGTACACAATAAACATTGTAAAAGCATTTTGCTGACTGCTGTTGAACATCCTAATGTTAGTACCATTTGAGAAACGTAGTGTTCTATTACCACTAAAGTCTACATAGGCATAACTTGTTCCGCCTTGGTTATTAGTATACTTTGTAGGACGACTGCCGTTACCACCACTTGTTAGATTATAACCAGTTCCATATGAACCTTCGTTTAACCAAGCGTAGCTGTTACTACCATTGCTTACATTGTCACCAAGCCATGAATTTTTGTACCATAGAGCAGGCTCTGGAATAGAAGATTCAGGCTCTGGAGGAGTAACTGGATCCAAGCTTGTGTCTAGTAGCGTAACGTTTACAACTGCGTTGTTTATGTCTAGTGTAAATGTAAGTGTTTCGTCACCTTCAGTAGAGTTATCAGCTGTAGAAGTAACAGTAAGGATACCTACATTATTGTTGATAGTGATGTTACCTGTCAGACTTGCTCCGTTAATATCAGAGCTTACTACACCACTTAGTGTATAACCTAAAGTTGTGCCGTCGGATATACCAGTTGTCCTAACAATAAAGTTGACACTGTTACCTTCGTTAATGCTACTTACATCAGATGATACAACGTATGTAATTGGTATAGTGTAATTTGTTGCAGCAGGCAATGCTGACGAAACTTGCTGAACTTCAGCACCCATAACAACAGCACTAATATTACCAGTATCGGTTCTTATAACAACACTTTGACCAGCACCAACAAATACACCAGTTCTCTCAAAAACACCGTTAGGTTCTAGAACCATTCCGTGCTCTAACACCATCGCATTTAAATCGTCTCCAAGTGTTCCGTCATCGGTTACTGCTAACGAAAAAATTGTACTTTCTGTTGACGATCTATTACAGATGTTTATCGATACTGTAGCAGTATTGCCTGGATCAGTACCGTCTGTTTGATATATAACTTGTTCGGTTAGTTGCCCTACGTCAACTGCTGATAATCTTCCTGTAGCCATCCTATATTCCTAATAAAAACTTAGTTTTCTTATACTATATTTATCTCATTGTTCAAATGTATTTATTTTTATTAAGCTGCTCTCCCCACTGTTTGAATGAATAGAGTTTTGCATCAGTAGTATGAATATAATCAGAATTGTTTTGATGTTTTACAACACCTTGTCCTGAAACTATATCACCGTCTCTGTATGCAAAGGGTTTTTGTATTGTTACATCTATGTATTCTCCATACCCTATACCTAGAGTAAGAAATGTAACCCAGCGTCCGTTCTTGCCACGAAACACTCTTCCATTTGCTATTACACCTGCAAACTCTACACGCTCAAGCCATTGTTGTCGAACATAGCATCCTGGAATAAATCCGTGTTGCCACCAACCTGGTTTTGTGTCTATTCCTTTGCGATGTGCTTCACACTGATATACCCATGCTTTGTATGATCCTTGACAGTGTTTGAGGTTGGCTCTCCAGAATGCTTCTGGATTGTGTGCTTTTTGGTAGGCCAAGGCCCATATGAGCCTTCCAAGATTAACTGCGTGAGCTCTGCATAACCCAAAGCCGCTAAGTTCTTGCAGTGCAGCCATAGCCTCTTGCTTACGCGGATTGTTACCCAGTCTTTCAACAAATTCCAATATCTTTTCATCATTCTTTTTAGCAAATGCTCTCCTATACATATCTGCTTCGTACATATCTACACCAATGATGTTTGATATAATATCAATAGCATCATCTTCAAACACTACTGAGTCTTGTACAACTTCTTGTGACCAGTCTTGGAACATGGCTGCTTTCTGTCTGCCACTTAGTGCTACTGGTCTTATCATTGCTGTTGCAAACACACAGTCGTAAACTGATGTAGGCTGTATGGCACGGAACAATCTGCGCATAGCAGGGCTTTCTCCCTGGGTGACGCCTAGTACATCGCCTCTACATAGTAACGCTGCTGTACGGTCGTCGTATGCAGGATAAGACGCCAATTCAGTATCTGGGTCTATCTCCATAAGTTGTGATAAACCTCTGTTTGCTAGTATGTCTACCTTGAGATGTTCAAGGTCTTCTACTTCATATTTGTCTAGTAGTATTTGGTTGTCTGCTGATATAAGTGATTTTGGTAATTGCCTTGTAAACATTACGATGCCTCCACAGTGTTTGGATATTGCTCTTTTCTTTCCCATAAGTTTGCGTTCAATCCGTTTTGCTTCTTTAGGATCAACGCCAACTGACTCGTATGAGAAGTTGCGTGGAAGATTACCTGTGGCACCGAGTCGCTTTGCAGCTTCTCTTCGTGCACTTTTTTCTTTGTAGGTTACGTAGTTGCTCAACCGAGCAGTCTTACCTGGCCATTTGCGGAATATCCTTTCCATGACTTCCGTCTGTCGATGATGTTCAAAGTCTATATCCACGTCAGGTAAGTCGTCCCTCAAAGGGTTCATAAACCGTGCCACAGGTATGTTCCACTCTACCGGGTCTACATCTGTAATACCCAATAGATAGCACACAAGACTGCTGCCCGCAGAGCCTCTTGTCATATGAGTAAGGTCTGTGGTTAGGTCAATGATGTCACAAATTTGAAGGAAGTAATCAGTGAATCGCTGAGAGAGAATGAGCTCAAATTCTTCAGCTAAACGATTTTGATATTCGTCTCCTGGTGGGATAGGCCTCTTGAATCTATCTAATAGCCTTTGTATATTTTCTAAATCTGTTGCCATGTTAGCCTCTTGCTTGTCTTTATATGCCTAGTACGCAATACATTGCGCAAGAGTATTTAGCATCGAGATTTATTCATCTCCTAAATTATTGAGGAATTGTCTTAGTTTTGTTGAATCTGTTTGGGCACGTATCTTACCTACAGTATCACCTTCAGTTGGATCTTCACGTTGTTGTCCTTCTTCTATAGGTCCACCACTACTGCGTTTGATTTGATCAAATACTGTTGACTTACGTTTGTTAAACTCTTGATACTCTTCATCCTCTCCTAAGTCGCGAATACGTAGACTATCTACGTCAAACTCTAAATCAATCTTTTGTCCAACGCCACTTGAACTTCTAGTCTTCATTAACTGTATTTGATAGCGTCCACGCTCACGCATAGCTCTACTTGTAAAGATACCTATGAGGTTGTCCGCCGTGTTAATTTTCGATATACCGCCACTAATATGACTATGGTCAAATTCAATCTCCTCTACTGAACTTCTGTTCAACTGCGATGCTGTTACAAAGATACAGTTTAGTTCCATTGCTAGGTTGCGTAGTTCTTCTGAAACATACTTGTCTTTAACAAACAAGTTTTCTGCGCTAATTTTTGCTGCGATAGGATGCATAAGATCTAAGTAATCAATTAACAGCACATCTACTTTGCGTCCTGTCTTGATTTCATACTCTTTTAAATACGCTCTAATGTCATTTGCGTTCTTGCCGGTGGGCATGTACTTGACCTGAAATGCACCTGACTTCTTACCAATCATTTTAACTTTCATTTCAACATCGTCAATGCTCTTAAACACATCACGACTTGGAATATCTGTGGTCATTGAATCAAGACGCATACTAACTAAGTTCTCTGAAAGTTCAAAAGTCAAATACAGTACATTCATGCCTGCTAAACACCAGTTCACACCCATGTTTGCTAAGAACAAACTCTTACCTGAACCAGAGCCACCTGCAAAGATGTTTAATTCGCCTCTGTTGAATCCGCCAAACAATTTCTTGTCTAAGCTGGGCCAACCTGTGCTTACTTGTCCGTTCTTGTCTTTGATTGCTTCTAGACGTGCCCTTGGATCTGCAAAGTAATCTGTGCCTAGATCTTTTTGCAAGCCAATCTGTACTGCTTTCTTAACCAAATCCTCCACCGGGCCATACTCCCCTTTTTCCAGCAAATCTGCGCTAGTAAGGATGGCCGCTTCCAAAGCCTTGTGTCTGGAGAATGTTTCAAACTCCTGAAGTAGCCAGTCATAGTGATTCTCCTGTAGTTGCCCTGGGTCTTTAAGATCAATACTTGTTGCAGCATTTATCATATCAAATGTAGGCAAACTGTTATGTTCTTCTACATAATCTTTTAAAAACTTTGCAGTATCTTGTAATCGTCTATCAAATGTTTTAGGATCAAATACACCCTGACAGCGCACAAATGATTCTGCATCTGTCATAAACATTTCTAGATATACTTTCTGTATATCGTATCCGTAATCTGTGTTCTGTCTAGTCATTGTTTTCCTGTGAATACTTTTACGTTATACATTGTAGCAAACTCTTGTGCATCTGTCAAGTCATTTACAATAGGCTTGCCTTTGATATTTAGGCTAGTGTTTAGCAGTACTGGACAGCCTGTTTCTTCATACCAACGTTCTAACAATTTTCTAAAGCCCACGCTTTGCGTTGCAGAAACTGTCTGTACCCTAGAGGTGCCGTCCCCGTGCGTGATTGCAGGTAGTCCAGGATCCGTGCAAGTTGCAGTGTATTGCATGAAGGGTCCGACAGGTCCGTTGAAATAGGCAGACGCATGTTCCTCCAATACTGCTGGCGCAAAAGGTCTAAACTTTTGTCTTCTTTTGATTTCATTGACTCTGTCTTTGATGTCTGCGCCTCTGGGGTCTGCAAGTAAGGAGCGGTGTCCAAAAGCTCTAGGGCCAAACTCTGCCCTGCCATTAGCAACCCCACAGATGCCAGTAGTAAGTAGTTCTTGTAATGCTTCTTCAACAGGATATTCTCCTTCTATATTATATCCAGTGTACATGTGTGGCATGGGCATATGTTCTTTTCGATGTGCCAGCACACACCCTACTGCTGACCCTGCATCTCCTGGATTTGCCATTATATGTACATTATCCCAATCACTTGTTAAAATGCTGTTAGCACTACAATTTAGTGCACACCCTCCCATAAAAACCAAGTTACCCGTAGGTGATTTCCATCTAGCCCAGTTGCTTATTATCTTTAGGATATACTGATAGACTGCTTGGGTAGCTGCTGCAATATCAAACATGTCTTGTTCTGTAGTTAAATCAGGGCGCCACCATTTACAACCTCTATGAAGATTGTGTTTAAACTTAATACGTGGCTTGTCGTTGAATATGTGTAGCCAACTGGATTCGTCTGGCACTTCAATAAAATCGTTTAGAATGTCGTTGTACAAGCGTAGGGGGTCACCATATGCTGCCATGCCCATAAGAATATATTCATCCTCTTGTGGCTTTAGTCCTATACGCTGGGTCATAGCACTATACCACAAGCCTATAGAATGCGGGTATGATTGTCTATAAATTTGTTTGATTTCTTTGTCTTTTCCCTGCCAGATAGTGAGAGTGTCAAATTCTCCAATGCTGTCGATAACAATAATGCTGGCTTCTGTAAAAGGACTAGTATAATAACCGGCAGCAGCATGGGAGCGATGATGATCAATATACCTAATAGGAACATGTAGCCCATAAGATCCAAGATACTTAGTAATATTGTTTTCGCCCAACCGTATTCCTTGCCCTGCTCTATATTGTCTAAGAGTTTTGACAAGGGGTCTTTCGTACCAAATAATTTCATCTGGTTCTCCCCATTGTTTTGCATATTCTATTAATTCATTATTAAGATGGCTGTCATTCTTAACGCCGCTGAAACGTTCGCTATGACTTGCAAATTCTAAGCCTTCGTTGTTAAACACAGCCAAAGCAGCATCGTGACTGTTAGCACTAATTCCCCATGTTATCATACAATAATATCTATCCTTGGCATGTGAGGATGGTGTTTAACCTCCTCACCTTTTGCGTTATACGATTGAAACACAATTTCCTCAATTCGTGTTTGGCCTTTTTCTTTTATGTGCCGTACGTGAACTTCTGTGTCTACTTTAGGTGTAGAAAAGGTTTGTGTGTAGTAACTTAATACTTGATATGATCCAATATTTTCTATCATTTATATATGAATGGATCCTGTTCTCTTAATTTTTTAATTTTGCGTCTAAATTCTATTTCGTCTTTGATCTTATGATATGGCCATGATATCACAGTCCATACAAATTTTAATATATTACATATTAAATTATACAATTTTTTTAAATATTTTTTAATGAAAACCATGTTTTTGCTCTCAACTTTATTTTAACTTCTGATTCTTCAGCAGCTGATACAATGCTGTGTAATGTATATAGCCTTCCGTATATCTTTACTGCGTCATTTATGTCTTTACAATCCTTTTGCCAGTCTGGCATACTAATTTGCCATCCTAGTTGCATAGCCTTCATCATCATTTGCCTACCAGGATAATCTCTATCAGGTACATAAATTATTGGTTTATTTAATTTTTTAAGTAGCATTTCTTGCTGTTTAGATATGCTTGCACCTAACAATGCACAACCTTCAACGTGTATTGCATCCAACGGACCTTCACACACTATGCAGAAAGCTTTGTTATATCTTTGTTCGTCTAAATTAAACACAAACCCTGGTTGGACTTCTTGCATGTATTTTGGCTTATCTACATACTTTTGACTTTTGTCCCATTGTATAACTCTAGTAATATACCCTACTATGCGACCTTCATAATAAAATGGTACAATTAGTTTATCTTTGTATGTAGGATGTGGTGACCAATAATAATCTGTATCGTCTAAATTTAAACATCTGTCTGCCATGTATTCTAGCACAGCCAACAAATCATCGTTGACTTCTTTAACATCTGCAATCTTTACAGCCTGTGGTGGCAAGTCTACAGTTTCAAATTGAGGTATCTGAACTTTAAATTCTTTAATATCTGCATTTTCATTTTGTCGTAAAATATCAAAAGAAATCTTTGTGATATCATCATCTGATATATTAATCCACTGCATAAACAGTTTCATATTACGACTAAGAGGACGTCCAGGTTGCCAACTTGCTTTGAAACCACAGTTAAAGCAATGATAACTAATTCCGTCATCGGCTTGTATAATACCGCCACGTTTTCTTGTGTCAGGCTTATGTCCTCTTTCATAGCAGCAAGGTGCATTAAAGGAAGTCCAGCCACTAGGAGTTTTTTTCCTATTTGCCGGAATCGAGAACATAATTGTATCAACTAGTAAGCTCATGTTATTATTATAGCGTATGAGCAGTACATTGTCAAGTGGTTAATTAGTAAATAAGTCCATATGTTATACACCATAATTCTAAAACTACTTTGTATGTCATATAAACACCTAGTGTGCCTAAAACAAAATAGCTAGAACGTTTTACGATATCCAACATAAATGTTCCTCCCTCCTAATTCATAATTAGGAATAATTGTATATTTGTTATCAAAAATATCTTGTATAGTTAAAAACCAATCGCCAATATTATAATTAAAATCGGCAGTGTTTACACCTATATCTGTCCATGTGTAGCTAAACCATTTGTAGTTTATCTTTGCTCTGTATTCTGCTACGTAAGGTTGATCCGAATCTGTGTAACCAAGTGTCAACCAATTGTTGCTGTAGCGTAGTCCTTGTGTGCTGTATGTGCCTGTGTTTACAAACTGTGCTAACTCCCAATCGTAGTTTATTCCTTCTTTGAAGTCATATCTAAATGCTGAGAAGTTACCATAACCTATATCAACACCCACAGACTCCTCTGGATCTAATAATGGATTAGCTGCTACCCAGGCATCGCCTTCCATTTCATAGTCAGTAGGACGTCTATAACCTGAGCCAATGCCCAATGAAAACTTGTCTACTTGTACGCCTACACGCACAACAGCGTGTCCGTCTATTGCTCGTGCTGAAAACTGTAGCTCGTCAAAGGGCTGATACAGTGCATATGCTTCTTCACCGTTGTTATATGTTACACCTATAGTCCAATCGTTGTATGTATTACGTGCATCAAAATACACGTTGTCTGCGTCTGATCTGTATGTCCTTTCGCCATTAGTGTAGAAGTCTGTGTTATTAAATGAGTATCCCAATGTAATATTATCGTTACGTATGGACACGTTGCCTGTCATGCCTCGTTGCTCACAATCATCTGTGCCCCAGCAGTCATCATAATCGTAGCTGTAGTCTGTTACTGCTATTGATACATAGTCATCCTTGTACCGTGCTGTGACGTTCTCGTATAGGTCTCGTTCGTTGTTTGTAGTCATTGCAGAGCCATTGTCACCATAGGCATAGGAGAAGTTCATACGTTTAGAGGAGGCTGATAGTAAAGCTGAATTAGTACCTGCCCTGATAGCATATCCTGGTTTGATATCATCTTCAATGAATACAGTTCCTCCTAGTGATCCTGAACCATACAATGTGCTGTTAGCACCATGTGATACTGTTACACGTTCCTGTCCAGTAGGAATAATATGTCCGAAGTCATACCAGCCTGTGCTAGGATCATTAACAGGCATACCGTTACGATATACTGTAGTGTGAATAGTTTGTGCTCCTCGCTCACGGAAACCAGCGAAGCCACCCATGCCACCTTGAGTAAATGGCTGGTCGATACTTATTGTTTCTATAAGTGAAAAATCTAATTGTGTATTAGTTTCTATTGTGGTAGTCTTTGTACCGAGCACTACAATTTCTTCAATTTCTTGTGCTTGTAGTGACACACAAAAAAAGGCAGCAAGTAAACCTGCCGCCGCGTTTTTATTTTTAATCATAGAATTATTATAACATTATTTTGTTATTTGTCAATCAATTTCTTACTAAAATTTTTGTTATTTTATCTGTTGGATTTGCGTTTGTTTTAAACCGTAAATGACTAAACACACCATTAAAATTTATTGGAGTTGGTTCGCCTTCGTCTCCTATAAAAGAAACCGTTTTTACATCTGCCCAATTTGTACCTTCTGTAATCTGATTGTCTAATGTAGCTTGAACTATTACATCGCCTATATATTCATTAGTATAGATTGCTGCTGTGTGTAATGCTTCGTTGCCATTGATTGCAGGTTCGGCTGTGACAGATTCGCTAATATATTCGTCCGTTTGCGTGTTTACTTGTGTAAATGTATCTACACTATACGAGTTTTTTGGACCTGGAAAGGCAGATCCGTTTACATAAATTGTTGCATCATTATCAAAATGACTATGACTATATGTAAGAACTTTATCTGCATTAGTATCTACTAGATACACATTGTATTTTAAATATTGTTGTTTCAAATTTATTAGATCATTTTCAGTAATTGTAATATTAAATTTGCCCCTGCGTGTTGCTGAGCCGTCATCTATGACTACGCCGTCGTGTTCTATTACCAATGTGTTATTTTCGTCAAACGCTACAAACTTAGGTGTCATACTAGGTGAATTTAAATTTACACCTTTTTGATCTGCGTTAACTACTTTAAATTCTAGGACATTATCTATCCCTTTATAAACTTGTATTTGTCTACTGTACACTGGTCTATACTCCGTCATGAATCCTGAATCATTAGAAACAATTGTAATTTTATTTGAGACTAAATATCTAGGTATTAATTGCATAATGTATTTATTTGATGTTAACTAAAGATATACAAGATAACTTTCCATTTTTAAGCGTAGTAACTTACGGTGGCGCTGAATATATCGGCATCATTATAAATCAAGATTCTACAGTAACAAGCATGTATGTTTATACAGACTTACGTTCACAAGACGAACAAACAAAGTTTTTAGAGTTAGGTGATACATGGTGGTGGGAGTCAAATAGACTTATCCCAATTAATATTTTCCTAAAAAATGAAATGATCCCTTTTAGATATAGTATTGTTACTATGAATACAAAAGATGTACGTGTTACAATAGGACCATGTGTCAACTTAGGCAATCTTAGTGTAAAAAGAGTAAAAAGAAAAAGTGTGCAATTAGTTCGCAAACCTAAGTAAAATATTTTCCGTACTCTTCGTAGTCTTTTTTATAAATTTCTTTTATTAAAGGTACGGCCTTTTCCTTATAGATATTATTACATTTTTTTTCCTTTTTTGGCGTAGTATTTGCATGAATCAACGGAACATCTACACCACTAATTTCTTTAATCAAAGGAATAAATTCTGTGTTTATATTTTTACTGTCTAATATGCGTGTGTAGTCAGTAGTCGTGTGGTAATCTAACGCCAAATAAATAGGCATCGTATGCCAGTATATATCCTCTAAATTTGATTTAATATACTCTAGATTAATTACAAAATCCAAAAATGTTTTTATTTTAGGATTGCTAAGTCTAAATTTCTGATTCTCTATCTTCTTTAGATAATGGTTGACATATACACTAAATAATCTGTCTACTGGATTTCTTATAATTGCTATTCTATGTGGAAAATCAGTGACTTTCATAGATAGTGGATCGAATGTTAAAGCTTGGGCTAATATCTTATTTCGCCCATGTTCTACCATTTTCAATAGAGGATAATATGCTGCATGCAAAGCCGTTGAACTTGCGCATTTTAATACAGTGGCAAGTAATAATGTATTTCCATTTTGATAAGTTATTTTGTACATTTACAATTTTTCAAATTTCACAAATTAAATTCATGTGTACAACTACTACCATTGCATAACTTATAGCATGTGCTTTCTTAAAATAATATTCACCATTTGCCGGCTTCGTCCAAACTTCTTTCATTATCTCCGTCCATGTCTTCCCAATCAAATGTCTCTTCGCGGGTCGTATCATAGCAAGGACGGCAGCCAATTGCTCCACGGAAGTAGGGCAAGTCTGTTTCAGAATTGATGTGTGGCCATTTAAATGAAATAGTTGATCCACGAACTCTTCGTGTTGTAAAAGTTCCCATAACGGTTCTCTTTCCATAAGCTTTTGTAAGTGTTGTTCATCTTTTACATCTTTGTATATACTTACATTCAAGAAGTCAAGTTTAAAATAACCTCTATCTTCAGCGGTTTTGTAATTAATAGTAGACAAATTATCCACAGGATTATGCGGAATTTCAGTTACATACACTCCTGTATTATGTTTTTTTTCTGAGCTAATAGATGCAACACGATGATGTATTTTTGACAATATATCATCTCTATCTGCAAAATCTATGTCAATATCAGGCAAAATTTCTCTCCAACTTACGAGCTTTTTTAGTAGCCATGTCCCATTTTAATTTTGATACTCTGTCTTTAAATGTGATGCCTTGTAAATGATCGTATTCATGCAAGTAACACTTAGCACTATATCCCTCAATTTTTACAACTTGTTCTTGTAAGTTTTCGTTGTACCATTTAGCTAGTATTTCTTTAGGTCTTTTAATTTTAACAAAAATATTAGGAAAACTTAAACAACCTTCAACATCTACTGTTGTATCTTTTGTATATTGTAGTATAGTTGGATTGATGCAAATTGTAGAATTTTCTTTGCTATCTCCAAACACAAATACTTGTGCATCTAGTCCTACTTGATTTGCACTCAATCCTATACCGTTACTAGATAACATTAGATCAATCATTTGTTCCTTTAGTTCAATAGGATCAAATCCTGGATCTTCAAGATTTACATCTTTGACTTTTTTATCTAAAAACGGATCTGGATAATAAACTAAATTCATAACTTGCCTTCTTGTCTTAACTGTGCTCTTATTTGTGTTGCACTAATATTATGTATCTCTTCACCTAAGTCATGTTGTGTAAATGTATAACCTACACCACGACCGTAGCTAATGTCAACTATGTTTGGTACAAATATTATAACATATTCTTCGCCTTCTGTAAAGCCATGATTTGCTAATCCTTGTATGATATTTTGTGTAACTGTTTCTACATCAAATGGATTATCATCTTGTTTTGCTGTACGTCCGCCGCCAGCATCTTGGCCCACAATGCCTCCGACATCTCGGATCATAATACATACTTGACCTGTTTCTAATAGTGCTTTCTTAAATAGTGCTGTGTGGCCATCGTGCCACGGCTGCCATCTGCCCAGCATTTGTGCAGTAGGCTTTTTCCAATCAAATGCCATTTATAATTTCCTCCACTAAAGGATATAATTTTTGTTGTCTTAATAATTTTTTTGCTATTCCGTGTCCTGTATCTGGTATAACTGTTTTGAAAATATTAGGAGCGTCTGGTATTAAATTTAAATGTTTCATTTCGTAATATTCGTCGCCTTGAAAAAAATGGTATTGTGTAGTGTCATTAAATTGTAATTCTGTAAACTGCCATTCTGTTCCGTAGTAGGCAAACTGAGGCCATTTCTCTTTTACCCAAGGTATTACTCTTGCACTTACACTATAAACTGCTGCAAAAGATATAACAGCATCTACTCGTGTAACTTGAGCAAAGCAGTTTGCATTAAATGCACCTAAACTATTGCCAAGTGCAATGATCTTTTTGTAGTCTTTTACTTTGTCTATTAGCCCATCTACGTCCACATCATTAAAAAAACTTCTTTGGTGATCAATAAAGTGTAAACTATCAACGTGTGTCCAGCGTTTAATACTTTGAAATTCTTCTCCAGGAGGCTTTCCACGTTCCGTACCTACTCCCGCAAAACATACAACAATAGTATCATTCATTATTTAAACCAAATTTAATATGTTTATACCATATTCTTTCATGTCCATAATACAGTACAAATTTAATTATTAGATCTGTAACAAAAACGGCTCCTACTGCTTTTGGAGGCAATCCGAAAAACCAAGCAATAAATGCTGTCGTTATACTTGCAATTATACGCCAGGTTGTTGCTTTTGCTAAATGCCTACTTCTTGATACCATTACGCTCCATAAAAGTTGTAACTACTGGAACTAATGCTTCGTGTGTATCAGTAAACCATTTTGAAACTCTATAATCCCAATGTGCAGGCTCTACAAACATCTTGTTTGTATCTTCAAATCTACCTTCGTTGATTGTGTCCATCCACACAGTAAAGTCTGGGTTAAATTCCATACGTGCTTGTTCTGTAGGGCATACAAAGTCTGCCACAGCAACTTTGCCCGCCATTACAACACCATCAGCTAGATATCGCATACGTGCTGCTTGTCGCATACGACCTTCTGGTGTAAAATCCCAGTCGTCATAATGTTTGCGAACAGCATCTGCATTAATGTGTATTCCGCTAATTAAATCAGCAAACGGTTTTGCCAATGTAGTTTTTCCACTACCTGGCAATCCGAATATCAATATTTTCATAACTTAGATTCCTTTGCAACGTCTTTAACTAATTGCACATCATTTGGCAATCTTTTAAAACGTAGTGCCCAATGTTCTGGATTAATAACATGATAAACTAATTCTAATTGTTCATCATTAAATTTACTTAGCATTTCTTTTCCGCTTGCACAATTAAGTATGAGCCAAGGCGATATCTTTCCGTCCTTAATATCCCACACTGCTCTATTTAAACTTACATGATAAAAATAATGATTCCACGGAGCAGTCTTGTCTTCTGCCCAATCCATCATTGTTTTTACTGAACGTTCAAGAGCCGTTGCTACATCTTCTTTAAGTATAAGTTCGAGTGCATACTTTTCATACATTGTTTCCTTGCACCAATGGTCTAGCTTGACACCGCTTGTGACCACATAATCGATATATCGTTCAGGATATAAAGGTTTAACATTACTGATAAAACTACCAAACTTGACAAAAGCATTATAGTAAGGAGATGAACAAAAGTCTTCGTAAGTTTTATCTTTTTTAGCACCTGCGCTTAGTTTATAAAATCTTTGGAATGCATAAAATCCGTGACGTACACGTTTTTCATCTTTTTGTAAAGCCCTACGTTTCTTTTCGCACATATGCGCTGCAAGCGTTTTTTCTCTTACATAACCACTACCACAGTATTCGCATTTATATGGTTTTTCAGAGTTTGGCATCGATTCCATATTCTTCAGCCAACTCTTTGAGTTCTTTTTTTGTAAGTATTCTAGCAAGTAATTCTACCTCATCTTGTTTCATATTAGGATATATCTGTTCGATAACTTTGATGCCTTTGCCATTGTCTGCACCTTTTTTCTTAAAACCTATCCAAGGATGAAACTCATTCTTGCCTGTGTTACCGCATTGACATAACAAGTACCACTGTAGTTTTGCTTCTTTGTTACCTAGTACTGCCCAGTTCTTGTTATAGTATTCATTTGTTTTAAACACAGCAAGTTCTTGTTTTTCACGTGAACCTTTTACACTACTCATATATCTGTTGAGATTCCAAAGGTCGCCTTTGATCTCTTTCTGTCCTTCTTCACCTGCTGCATCATAAAGTTGACGCATTCCGCCATCTAGCGCAGGAATCATTTCTTTGAATAAATCAATGTGTTTGTTGGGCATTCCACGTCTCTACATCTTCAGGAGTATTAATCTCAGTACCATTAAATTGTACACTCAAACAACCAATTTGCCAACCGTTTTTTAACCAGCGTAGTTGTTCAAGTTTTTCTACACGTTCTTCTTTTTCAATTTGCATATGGTTATAGCATTGAAGTGCATTCTTAGTGTAGCCATAAACACCTAAGTGCCATAAGCCATACCCTGTCATACCTCTACCAAACCAAAGTGCAGAATCTCCTCCACGTACCATTTTTACTGAGCTAGGATCATTTTGTTTTTCTTCTGGCATATCAGTGTACACTGTGCTAATTTGGTAATGATTGCCTAAACTAAACACACACTTTTCAACCATTTCTTGTGTTACGTCTGGCATATCACCTTGCACATTTATAAAGTAATCGTAGTCATCAAATTTTCTACTGTACACAGCACCTGCACATCTTTCTGTGCCGTTTTCATAATTAGCAGTATCTATATAAACGCCTACGCCTGATGCTTGTGCTGCCTGTGCAATTAGCTTATGGTCTGTAAGTACATATGTGTCATAGCCAAAATCTTTACATTTCTCTGCCACAGTTTGTATCATTGTTTTGCCGTTTAGCATTGTAAGCGGCTTTCCTGGGAAGCGAGTGCTTCCGTATCTAGCCGGTATAAGAATAGCTGATAATTTCACGTACTGTCCTTTCAAAGTCTTCTAGTCGTAACATATTAGGTCCGTCACTTGGTGCATTGTCTGGGTCAGCATGTACTTCTAGAAAGAAATTCCTAATCCCCAAAGCACTAGCTGCACGAGCAAGGCCAGGAACGTAATCCCTATTCCCGCCGCTACTATCTCCTGCGCCGCCTGGCTTTTGTACTGAGTGCGTGGCGTCCAGTACAATAGGACAATCAAAGTTATCAAGCATATAGTTAAGGCCGGTGAAATCAACAACCAAAGTATTATATCCAAAACTAGTACCCCTTTCTGTAATCCAAACTTCTTTTGCACCTTTAGTTTTACTTAGTATACCTTTGACATCCCAGGGTGCAAGGAACTGTCCTTTCTTAATATTTACAATACAGTCTGTTGCACAGGCTGCTTCAATTAAATCTGTTTGTCTACAAAGGAATGCAGGAATTTGCAGCACATCTACAATATGTGTAAGGTATTGTATTTGATCAACTTCGTGTACATCTGTAAGTGTCTTTACATCTAACTCGTCTTTCAATGCAAGTATGTCGTGTACAAACGGGTGTAGTCCTACACCTCGTTTGCCGTTTACGCTTGTACGATTAGCTTTGTCAAAACTTGCTTTAAAATAATATTCAATGCCGTATTTGTCACATACACGTTTACACTCACGAGCAATCTCTGCACTCTGTGCTAGTGTTTCGTGTTGGCAAGGTCCTGCAATAATTCTCATTTGCTATCCTTTATTAACCAGTATGTTGTTACTAGTTTATCCATTAGCTTTTTAAGTGTTTCATTTTCTTCACACAAATCACACAACTCTTGCCAATCGCCGTAGTGTAACAATTTTCCTTGAGCACGTGATACTCCGCCTGGATCACCTCCAACTATCCAGCGAGGAAGTTTATTGTGCGGAGGATCGCGATAACGAGCATAGACAACACCGTCTGCTCTCTCGTATATTAGAGCTTCATTTGGTATTAGATTTCCCAACTTGTGTTCCACTTGTTCTACGTACAATGTCGTCGTGATTAAATTCTGCCCAGTATAGCTCAAATGCAACACCGTCTTCTAATCCTTCAAACTGATGAATTTTACCAGGCTTGACTTGTGTAAAGTCTCCTGCTTCTAAAATAGTTTCGTCAACTAGTCCTTGATCGTCTTGCCAAACACGAACAATCATTTTACCAGACTCTACAAAGAATCCATTCCATTTAAATCTATGTTCGTGTTCTGAGCATTTGTATCCTGCTTTGTATTCAATACGGTGAAATTCCAATACACCGTTAGCATGTATAAGTTCAGTTTGTCCCCAAATTTTTCCTGCTTTCATATTTACTCCTTATAATTTAAATGCAATTACTAATAGGATAGCGACCAATAATATATTTGTAAACAAAATTTCAATTGCAAGAATTGTATGATACCATATCCATCTAGTTTTATACGCATTCTCAATTGTTACCTCTGCAGGGTCAACATCATCCTTCATTACATCTACAACTTTTGGCTTTTCATCTACAGCAGGTAGTTCAACTTCTAATCCAAGATCTTTAGATTTGATCCTAAATATTTTGTTAAGCCATTCCATAGTCTATTCCTTAATAATATAATCTTTAAATATTTCTACTGCTTCGTCCCAATAAATATATCCAGGTCCGTTAGGAACTCCTGGTACAAAACAAAGTGTCCATCTTCCTTTGTGTGGAGGACTATACGTATCATGTAATTGTCCTACATTTACTAAACTAGGACGATTTGTGTTTGCTTCATATACTAATGTGCAATCGTCTCTATTAGCAAGAACATTTGTATGTTCTCTTTCGCTAAATTCGTCTGCAACATCATTATCTAAGTCATGTAACATTTTTTTTGCGGTTTCAATATCAGTAACGACTTGAGACTTTTTTGATTTCCACCATCGTATTTTTCCTTCTTCAGGACCGTAAGTAATGTTTATCTTTACGTGATCGTCTAAAGTTACATCATCTGCATGTACAGGTAAACTTGCACCTGCAGGTGTCCAAAATACCTCAGAATGATTACAATACAACCCTAAACTTTCAAGCCATGAATCTATTTGTGGATCTCTATAAGGATTGATATCTAGATGCTTCATGTCAGTTGGTTCTGTATCACAAAGCGGGTGTTTTGTAATTTCAAAAGGTAAATCTAAATATCTATGATATCTATTATCCATTAAAGCAACTTTGAATTATCTATTACTTCACATTGCCTACTTATGTCTTTTACAAAGTAAGCACACTGAGGTTTATCTCCGTCAGTGATTGGCACTGTTAAAAGTTGTCCGTTTTTCATTTTAGGAAAATACCATTTTACATCCGTGTAAAAATTTGTTATATTCAATGTTCCAAACTCCATTTTATAACCAGATAAAGGATTAAAAAGAAATGCTTCAAATCCTCTATCGTTGATACTTGTTAACGGTAGGATTTCTAAATCTGTTCCTGCTTCAGAATCTCCTACTGCAATGTGCCAGTCAACTGGCATTGTAATTTCGTGTCCGTTAATTTCTAGCACCATTGCTGGAGAACTAAAAGATTCTAAGAAAATTAAAGGCACAAAAAAGAAATCAGGTTCTTTAGGATCTGAGTTATCTAAAACTGCAAATCTTATATCATCTTCAATTTGTTCTGGCAAGTCATCTAGCTGAAATGACTTGTCGTCTAATGTTAATATTCTCATTAATTCCAATCCACTTTTTCTATTGTGAATGGGTACTGCGCCTCCTTGTAAAATTTCTTACGTTGAGTAAGGTGCCGCTTCGCAAACTTACAAGTGCTTGTAAGATCCCATATTTGAACGAAGTCTTTGTCCTTTGCCTTTCTTACGCCTCTACCAATTGATTGGATTACTCTAACAAAACTTTTGCCTGGTTCTATAAGAACAAGATTAAAAATACGAGGGATATTAATGCCGACGGCAGCAACGCCATACGTAGCAATGACCACGTGATTTGTTCCTTCGTTAATTTCATCGTATGCTTCCTTTCTGTCTTTTAATTTTACATCGCCTTTTACAAATGTAGAGCCTGGAATAAGTTCTTGTAACATTTCACCTGCACTAATACGATCTACAAGTATAAGTGTATTGCCTGACTCTTTAACTGTGTTTAGTAGTTTGCCTATATATTCTATTCTTTCTGGGTTTGTAACTAGATACTTGAGTTCTGATTGATAGTCTCTGTGTACTTGGGTATCAACTAGTTGAACAATATTCACATGACACTGCGATAGTACACCTTTGTCTTGCAATTCTTTTGCACTAATTTGTCCAATTACGGGGCCAAGTGAAGCATGTATCGACTCGAACTCAAACTTCTCTTTAGGTACTGTACCTGTCAAACCCCAACGTATTGGAGCATTTTTTAAGTTGCGTGTAAGTAAATTCTTTAGTACTTCTGCCTTTGCTTGATGCACTTCGTCTACGATAATAGTGCTTACACCATCTAAAAACTCTGCAAGAGATAATACTGCTTCTCCGTCTTTGTGCTTCTTATCTAATATGTTTAAACTTTGCCAAGTACAGATTGTGTGAGTCTTGCCTAGTTCTTTTCTATCACCAAAATATACGCCAACGTCTAGTCCACAATTAATATAGTCTTCTTCAGTCTGTGTAACAAGTGATTTGTTAGGCACAATAACTATACTACGACCATATGGCTCACTGATGTGTGACAGTGTTGCAGTTGTAATTGTTTTACCTGCACCTGTTGCAATCTCTTGCAAGCTCTGTGGGTTTTGTAGAAAGTTGTTTATTGCTGTGACTTGATAGTCACGCAGAATAATTTCTTCACCTTCTGCTGGATGTCCTTTAGGCCATACAACGCCCTGGTCTGCCCAATATCGTTCGTCTATAGTAGGAAAATTAAACTGTACAGGATGTCTACGATCATCAATATCAACTATTTGAACATTATTTTTTTGTAGAACCGAAACAATAGTATCAAGATGATTAACGTAGCCTGTGCCGCCGATGCCAAAAAAAGCAACTTTACCGTCCCAACGTCCTAATTTATACTGGGGCATGTACCTTGCATAAGGCACTTCAAACTTAAGAGCACTGGCTAGTTTTCGTCGTACATCTACCTCTAGTCCTTCTAGCTTGATGTTTACTTCATCTTCAATTATTAATCTACAACTAGCCATTTAAATTCCATAACGTCTTATATACGAGCTAGATCTATTTGCAAACGGACTAAGACTTTCTTCATAAGTTATAAACAAATCTGCGTTAAAACTTACATAAGCTTCTATTTCTCTAGAACTAAAACTATCAAAACATATTGCTGTAATAGGATTCCACCCCGAACTCAAGAGTACTTTTGGCACTTTCTTAGCATTAATATACACTATTTTTGTATTGTTGTCAACCCAATTGTTTAAAGATTTATCTTTTACATAAACATTGAAATCATCATAACCTGTTTTTCTAAACATGACTGCTTGCTGTGAGCTAGGAATTACGTCTCTAAATATTTTGTATACACTATCTAATTGACTTAATGCTTGATTTTCATTTAATAAAACTACAAGTGGAAATCTATCTAAGGTATGTAATGCCATAAGAACTTCTTGCAAATTGTGCTTGCTTGGTTTAATATGAACTGATGTACTATTTCTATATGCAATTTTTTCAACAATACTTACACATTCTTTTTTATCTACTTGATATCCATACCTCAAACTTCTGTCAGCAACTTTAGTAAAATTATCCTTTGATATTTCTCCAATTTCTTTCTTTAAAAAATGTATAGCATTGGCATTTAGATTACAAATATTTTCTCCATCAAAATAAGGAATATAATTTGTTTTGTTTTCTTTAATTTTTTGAATATCGTTGTATCTGTCTAACAACTCTTGATCAATTTCAAATCCTTTATCTATAAACTTTCCTAATATTAGATCTGTGTTTAAATCAGTCAAAGCATAAAAGTGTTCATGTGAACCTTTTTTATGATAATAATTTTCTGCACTAGCAATGTCATTTACTAAGATTATCAAAGATTTTTTAAACGGAAATCTTACTTTAATCCATTGCTGATCATTATCAATTCCAGCCAATGGAATTTCATCTTCAGACGGATTACAAATTTTTATATACTTACTACGATCAATTTCTCTTAAAGGCTGTCGCAGTTGCTCAATTACAAAATCAAAATCGCAGTCTATATTAATAAATTGATCTTTGTATACAGTGAGTTTTTGCTTCATAAGAGCAAATTGACGGTCTGTGAGAGCTGTGCCTTTAAACACTTGCCTAGCAATGCTATGCATAATTGTTATATCACTAGACTCTATTTGTATTTTAGGTCCTAACTGTAGACCTGCAACAAGTTCTAAACAATCTTCGATAGTAGTAATATTTGTCATACATTAAGTATAACTTAAAAAATCATATTTGTCAATCGTTTAAGTGGAACACCGTTTTTAATTTCTTCTATAGTATATTCTGTCCAAGCATAGTCGTTGAGCCATTGTGTTCTATCTGGCATTAGAGGCTGTTCTATAGTATGTAAAAAATCAATATCATTGCCTGCAGGGTAAGCAAGACTGTGAGTACTAACAAAAGCAGGCACTCCGTTAATGATACTGTGTATGCCCGGGTTACTTGAGTAACTGATAGTAGCCCAAACATTATTAAAGCCCATATCAAAGTCGTCGTAAGTATTAGTAACATGTCGAGGTTCCTGTCTTTCTACATAACGCAACCCACGTTCTATATGTTCAAGTCTACAGCGTGGATGCGGTCTGAATATTATAGGACGGTCTGTGTGTTTGCGTATTTCGTCGTATGTGTTTAAAAACCAATTGCTCATACGTGGCATGTTTTGCCATTGCAAACTTTTATCGTGTTGACCACATATAAGAATATACTCGCCGTCCGTACGCCAAGGTTTTACTTCAAGTCCAAGTAAACGGACACGGCTATCGCTATTATTATCAATCCCCCAATAAGCATCTCTATTGATTCCATTCAATCCTACCTTCCATGTAGTACCTCTCTGTATGCCACCTACTTCCAGTACAATTACAGGTCTGTTATTGTTTCTATTTACTTCCCATACTTGCTGATTGGAGGACATTCGTCCATTCCATAAAACACTCCATATTACAGCCACATCGTAATTATTGTAATGATTCATTACTCTATACGGTTCGTTATAAATTACAGTATGTCCTGCATCAATAAGGCTGTGTGCAAATGCTTCAAATACAGGCTTACTATTCAATGCACCGTAATCTGTATATAAACAAAAAATCATTTTACTGTTTGCCAGTAAGGTTCAGTTCTATTGCCCATTAGATCTTTACGTTTTGATTTGCCGTCAAATTTTCTGGCGCCTTTCATATGGTCGATCCATTTACCTAATTCACTGTTTATCAAGGGATGTCCGCCGCCGCCAGTTTTTGCAGTTTTATTGTATATGTTAGCACTATAATCTAGTGCCTTGTCTTTGAAGTCTGCAAAATTTTTGTTTAATAATTCGCCAAACACATAACTGTCGTGCCATTCTTCTAGTGTAAAGATACCGTTGTCTGCATCTTCATACATACGTTCAAACGCTTCTACAAAACTACAACCTACTGGATGATTCATGTTAATACCATAAAATCCGCATTCTGGCCATGTTTGAGATCCTTTGCCGCGACCTACATATGTTAGCCAATTGTTATAAGGCAGTAGTTCTTCAAACTGTTTAAGACTCCACGGACTATGTACATATGTGTCTGCATCCATCCAAACGATCCATCTACCTGTGCCATAATTTTTTGCACAAGCATCAAACACTGCATATACTTTATTTGCAAAACGTATCGCATGCCATTTAAATTCTTTGTGCCAATCTCTTGGACGTTTAGCTTTTATATTATCTGGCGGGATACCATTTGCCTTTGGATCATCTTTCCAACGTTCTTTAAATGCATTTAGTTTAGGTAATTCTTGCTTTGCATCAAGTATAGTAATTTGGTTAGGGTCAGGGTTAACTGGCGTACAGTCCTCTGCGTAAACGACTAATTTGATACGTTTAGCAACGTTTTGTGCAAAGCTATCTATAAAACGTTGTCCATATACTTCCATTCCTTCTGGATGGAAAGTTGTTACTACTATTATTTCTTGGCCCATTGTCTTAGGTGCCTCCATGCTGTTCCGTCTTTAAGTTCGTCTAATGTCCAGTGCATCTGAGCCATTTTTCTAATCCACGATTCTCTATCAAATTCTCTTGGATTTTCTAATTCGCTTAGACTATGATGTGATACGTCTGCTGCTTGACTACGATCAGGATCTAAAACAAATGTAGGAATTCCTTCTATTGCTGCTACAACAGCCGGACTACTGTTGTAATTAATAACTGCATAAGCATTCTTTAGATCTTTTAATAAACCATCCGAATTACTAGGTGCTACGCCAGGTAATCTATATCGTTGCAGAGCTCTTATATGCTGAATTCGGTTTTTATCACCAGGATGAAATCTAACTAATATCATACGATCGGAAAACTTTCTAATTATATTAATTGTTCTTACAAGCCATGGCATAACTGGCTGGCCATCCATACTCCAACCACCGTCACGCTGACAGCAAATTAAAATATACTTGCCATGATATCTTGGTACTTGTAGTTCTATTCCTATGTCTCTTTTTATTTGTTCCCATCTCGAAGGATCAGGCAAATCATTACAATACTCGCCTGTATTAGGAAATACGCCGTCATAGCTGTACCTTAAATATTTTTTTGTATTATCTGGATCATAAGATAAAAATAAATTACTATCGACAATGATGCTTCTTTTGCCTTCGATTTGTTGTTTATCAAAAACTCTTTTACGCAAATCTAAATGCGGCATCTTTTTACTGCCAGGGTGCACAAATCCTTGTACTACAGCAACATCTGCATCAACAGGATTGTAATCTGTGACAATTGTTCCTTCGTCGCCGCTCTTCCATACACCTTCTATGAAGTTAACTATAATTGCAGGTTTTTCAGGATTTTTATTTCCTGGAGGTATACCCATTAGATAGCTTGCAACCTTTGTACCCATTATCTACGCTCCGTTAATATCTTCCAAGCAGTACCGTCCTCCATCTCGGCTTGCGTAAATTGTGCATAAGACAGGTGCTTCATGAAGGCATACATTTGCTTTTCACTAGGTATACGTGGATTTTCTATATTTTCCAGTTTTGTTTCGCATACAAGTTGAGCTGCATTTGGACCTAGCGTAATAGCAGGCTTGCCTTCCATCAATGCTTCGGTAGCAGCAATACTATTGTATGTTACTAAACAGTGTATGTCATCTGCTAGTGCGTCTTGTATTGTCTTTGTGCTGATACGTTCACTTCTAATAGGCTTCATTCTGATTACAACGGGTCTATTGGTTATTTTTCTTATTTGTGCAACACATTTTTTAGTCCATTCTTCGGCAGTGCCTTGATTAAACATATTCATTACTTTGTCACTCGGAGGACATACTAGAATTTTTTCGCCTGGCGTAAAAGGTTTGTATATATTTTCCCAATCCCCTAACTGTAACTTTAACCTATCATCTGGTCTATCTATAATAGACTCCATATTTTGTAGCGCATTATATGTTATACGATGCCATCTTTTGTGTTTGTCATTACCAAAATATCCTGTATCGATTGCATAGAAAGGCCTCCCTGTACTCCAACAACGTTTTATAGCTTTTTGACTACCGCCGCCTAGGCCACGTACAATAAGGATACTATCAGTATCCTCTTCAGCTTCCCAAGTAGATTCCTTTCCATCTACTCCTATCATAAAACTGCGCAAATACGGATCGTATTCGTGCCCTTTCTTATGATAATTGTTTCCGCCTTTACTGTCTATAGCTGCTACTTTACCCATTCATCATGTCCGCAAGTTCTTGTTTCCATAGATCACTGAATTCACAGTTTCTATAGTTTTCAAACCACGGTCCTCCTTCTGTATAATGTATTAGTTTTGGTGTTTCTATATCGTCATAAACACCAACAAGATAATTCCAAGTGTGATCCAATTCTCCAATTTCTTCATCTTTTAACCAACTAAATCTGTGTAGATATGCTCCGTTTATTTCTGGATCATTAACTAAGTCTTGTGTTAATGCAGCATTGCTTGGATGACCACAGTTAAACAACATTACACTTGACCAGTTTTTACGTGGATAGATAGTTTGCTTTTGTCCATCCATCTTTGTGCCTTCTTTAGGTGTATAATCATGTTGCACACACATCACTGCATACTTTGGATCTGCTTGATCAAACAGTTCTTTGATGTCTGTTGTAAGGATCATATCGCAATCCATAAACAATGCCCAACCTTTAAAGTTGGTAAGCTCTGGTATTAGAAAACGTGTGAATGTAAACTCTGTACTTGCAAGTTTATCTATTGGTCTAGTATACCATCCTGCATCACGTAATTCCTGTTGTTTTAGGGGACGTACATCGGCTAGTTTACTCTTAGTTTCAATACTGTGTTTACAAACTTGGTAAGCAATATCTTCTCTAGTGTCATATCCTACAAATACTTTCATTAATCTCTTCTTTCAATATCGTCTTCTGTTAAATGGTTCCCCATCCATACTTCAATTACTTTTGCAGTAACATCGCCTATATTACTTGCTTTATGCCATGTTAGCATAGGAATATCTATACTATCGCCTGCTGTTAATCTTTTTGTATGGCGTAGTCCGTTTGTATATTCAAGGATCATTTTTATTTCACCTTCTACCACATGCCAATGTTCAGAACGTTTAAAATGCCGTTGGTCGCTTAATGCTTTACCTGCATAAAACGCTAATTGTTTTACCTGCCAACCGTCACCTTTGTGTAGCACAGTGTATTTGCCCCAGGCACGTTCAGTAGTAGGTTGACTCCATTCTTTGAGTATCCAACTGCTTGAATTCTTTTTATCTTCGCCACCAACACCAAATACAAATTCAACATCGTCATATATCATTTCAGGAATGTTGTCTTTGGTTCTATCGCCGCCGTTAGCAAATACGACTTTAGTTTGACTGCCTACAGTGGACAGCACTTGAAATATTGCAGCACAGGCAGTATCGTCATCGTCATTGAATCCTATAACTTCATTTACACAATCTAGTTCTTTAATTATTGCACAACGTTCTTCAAAGGGCATAAATGCTTTACCCTTTTTACGTGTAAGCCATGCATCACTATTCACACCTACAACAAGGTGATCGCCTAATTCTTTTGCTGCTTTAAAATATTCTATGTGACCACTGTGTAACGGATCAAAGCCGCCTGTAACCAATACTACTTTCATGTAGATATTTATGTGGGTATATAATGATTATCAAGTTATTTGATTTTTGTTTTCTTCTCTTAATTTTTTATATGTTTGTTCAATATTACTCATTTTAGTATCACAATAGTAGTACTCGAATAAGTTCATTATCATTGCAATAATTTCGTCTTTAGGATGTCGATTGTCTTCTTTAAATTTTTGGAAGAACAATTCTGTAACAATTTCGTAACTTGGAAAATAAAACAACTTGGTGTTTACATCAGACCAATTGTCTCTATAAAATTCATCTAGTGCAGCTCTTAATATTGATTTGGATACACTGTTAGCACTCATACAACTTACTGGTCGGAAAGTAGCTGCTAAAGGTACAGGACTTAGAGTAAACAGCAGCTTTGCATTTGGTATGTGCTTGCGTATTATGTTATAAATTTTTTGTAGATTTTCTTTTGTTTCTAATAATGTACACACTCTAAATTTATGCCTGCTTGGATCAACTTTGTCCTGTGGTACAGCTCTCCAAAATACTTCGCCAGTTACTTCGTCATACCATATCTCAGATAGTCCTAATGTGATAATAAAAAATTCTGTATTTAAAAATGCTTCTTTTGTTTTTTCTTTGATCTCATCTGAATAACCGTAATCTTCTGCTTTGTAACCGTGCCATAATGCTTGTGTTGGCGTCTTATCTTCTAGTGCCCATTCAAATTGTTGTAGAAGTGAAAATGTGTTTACAAGACCTTCACCCATAGAACTAATATAGATATCAGGTTGTTCGTCTTTTGATAACGAATACCCTGCATTACTTAAATGGTTAGCAATGTTGCTTGCAAAACAACTACCAAATGCTGTAACCTTAGTGTTTTTGGTAATAATTTTATTATCAGGTTTCCAACCTTTAAACAGATAGTTATCAAGAAAATTTTCTTGTTCGAAGTCTTTTAAGTAAGGATTAAAATTTACATACTCTCCTCTATAAAAAGATCTTCCTATCCTTTTTTTTGCGCCGCCGTCGTGTCCTTGATATTTTCCTTCTAAAGCAATTTTACTCATACTTGTTCTAAATCCTTCCACGAAGAAGATTTTCCTTTTTTTGTATCATACCATAGATTTCCGTATATTTGTGTTCGTTGTATTACTTTATGATCGTATTTTAACTTTACTGCATGTAATGTATTATTATCAGGAGCAAACATTGTAATAGAATTGTTCTTTACATGTTGAAAATTGGTCTCACACCAATCCCACGGCACCCAGCATCGATCTACTGCTGTATTATCTTTCCAATAGTCATATATGTTTGATTTACTATCTTTAAATGACATAAAATGAGTATGTAAGTCTAGTTTTTCAGACAATGCTGTATCAGTGTTGATGTTTATCATGTATGTTAAACATTTTGTTCTAATGTCAGGATGTGGACTAATTTCATATCCCGAAAGATATTTTTGTATAGCAGTTTCGACTATTGTTTTTTTTGTTTTCCCAAACTTTTCCTTAATTACATTATGAAAGGTATCTGAATTCAAAAAGTTCATTAATTCTTGTATCTTTTCGTTAGCATAGGATCTTAGACGCATACTCATTCCAAATCCTTCTAACAAGTCATCATTATGAAATCCTGTAGTTGTAGAATTGTTATACCAATCTAAATATTCATTAACTGATGTTGTGCATCCTGGAAAAGGAACAGGTTTGTATTTTTTCGATTGAAGGTCTTCAATTAATTCCTCGGTAGAATTATATTTTTGTAAATTTATTTGTTTATCTGAAGTAATTAATTCAAAGTCCTCTTGATTAAAGAAATTTTCTATATATAGATATTTAAACGGACTTTCAACAAAGTCAGCTCTGTGTATCTTGTCTATAATGTAGTCAAAATGCGCCATTTATTTTCCTTCTATAAGCTTTTTAAAATATTTATAATTGGATTTAAATTTAATTGTCCAACTGTAAACACAGGATGATCTACTGTAGAAATTGTAGCAATCAATCCTAACGCAGCATAATGATCTTTGAACTTAATTTTATCTCCTTTTATTTTATCAGAAAATTCTACCCAAGCAGCAGGTATTCCATATGCGTGAGCTGCAATAATTCCGTGTAAAGAACTACTAATAATTTTCTTGCATTGAGATATTTCTTTAGCAACTTCTAAAGGATCGTCATTTATTACATTAATGATTTTATAGTTAGGATAATACTCTTTGACGTAATCGTAGTCAACAAAATGTGGAACAATACCAACGTCATATTTCTTTTCTTCTGCTGGACATAACAATGGCAATAGCATTGCTGCATCGCCATATATTTCAGGACAGCTGCCTCCGCAGTCTAATACACGTTGTCTAGTATAAGGACCCCTCACAAATCTCCAGTCTGCGTTTGGATTTAATTTTTCTTTACGGCCATTTATCATGCCAGAACCTAATACAATTGTGCCGTCTTTTGCATGTCTTGCAATTGATCCTATACACAGTAGTTGGGCATCTTCAATTTTAGTAGGTGTATAATCAATATTAAAATAATCTAAGATATAAGGTGTAAGTAAATCTCCAAAGTTTTTGTCCTTTGTTAGCCACCATGCATTATACATTATACTTTTCCTAGATTTGAAGTAAGGCTATGTGTTTTTATATTCGAACCTTCACTATAAAAAGGATGTAATCTAGCAACACTAGGAACAGTTGTATTAGTTTCCAATACCCAATCTCCTATCTGTTGGTCAGCGGTAATGTGTCCTTCTTTTCTAATGTGTTGAACAAGTTTGTGGGCACCTTGGGGTTTGATGATATATGCATATGCCCCTTTGAAATAATTGCCAGTACCTAATTTCACAGGATTTTTAGGACTTAAATTAACATATTTTTCTATACGTAAATCTAGTCCAGCTTCTTCTTCTATAGATCTATTATAAGAATTACTATACGGATCAAGTCTGTCTAATTTAAGAACGTCGTTAAATTGGTGTACTATATTTTCTGGAAGTGGACGTAACATAAAACCGTCGTGTTCTAATACTAATATTGGCTTTTTTATTTTGATACATTCTTGCCAAATATAGTAATGACTAAAAAAGCAACCTAGTACGCCTAGTTTACCTTTTTTTAACTTTTTCTTTGCTTGTATGCCTGTAAGTTCGTAATGTTTTTTCGCATCTAATCCGTTTATAGCTTTGAAATATTCTGGAGTAAGACCGACCTTTACAGCCTGATCAAAACACTCTTGTGCCATTCTACAAGAATGTGGATTTTCCTCTAAACGTATTATGTAGGTTTTCATAACGTAGCATCTTCCATACCTGCAACACGTAATTTTACAACATTTGTTATTTGCCATTGCTTTTGATCAAGGGCCTTTAAGACTCCTAACCATTTGTTACGCATTAGTGCAAACTCATTGATAATCTTTTCATAGTCAACAACGTCTGCCTCGCCGTCAACGTATTTTTCTACGTCACGACTAGACAGAGCTCGTTGATAATTTTCAAGATATTTTTTGAAGAAAGAGCTACGCAGTCTACGTAGCTCAATGTTCAAATAATTTAGTATGGCTTCAATTTCTTGAAGTTGATTAAAACGATGTTCTACAATACCGGGCATTGCTGCCGCCGACTTTTCAACATTGCCTACAAGTTTACATTCATTTTTTGCTATTGCAAGTTCTGTCTCAAAGTACTGTATTGCATCAGGTATTTTGTTTATGTCGCGACTTACTTCGCTGTACCAACCCATTAATCATCCCATTCGTCGTAATCATCATCTACGTTATCTAAATCTAAATAATAACTTATAGCTTCGTCAAGGACTCTATCGTGACCGATAGCTTCTTTGAATACTTGATCATCTACACCGTAATCTGCAAGTAAATCTATATATTTTTCTGCTATAACATCTATCTGTTTTTTATCTAGATATTCCTTAAACATGGTCCAAATATCTGCAATTTGGTCTTCACTCATTGGCTACTGTTTCCTCGATTAGTTCTACATCAGTTGCTTCTTCGTCAACTTCAGAGGTATTTACCACAGAAGCCTCCTTAATTAAGTAATCTGACATAACTTTATCGAGTAGTTCACCGTTCCAGTTTTTACGATATTCTAATAGTTCTTCACCGTCAATTGTTTCATACTTTAGACGATTGCCTTGCTTAACAATAACACCTTTTGCTTCAAACAGCTCAAGCAGTCCGCTATATGGATTCATACCTGTTTCGTATGGAATCTTAACTTGTACACCTTCAAACGGTTTAGCATAACGTGTTTTCATAACCTTACAAGCGGCACGAATACCACGCACTTCACTGATCTTGTTACCGTCTTCATCTTCTTTAAGTTTCAACTTCTTCATTGCAACTACGATAGATGATGCGTAGATAAAGCCTTGACCGCCTGAGATTTTATCATCTGGGTCAAACATATCTTGCGATGCATAAGTGTGGTTAGTTGCTACTAAGCCTACATTGTGCGAACCAAACATATTAACGGTGTTACGAACAAGTGCTGTTAGTGCTTTAGGCTTACGACCCATATCACCTTTCATATCACCTTTGTTAAACTGGTCAACGTCTGTAGGTGTTAGCAACATGCCTAGTGAGTCAACTACAAACAATACCTTAGGACGATCTTCTTCGTTCATTGCTTTGTAGTCTGCCATAAACGTACTAATAGTCTTTGCTACGTCATCAATCATTGACATATTAAGTTTTAGCAGTTTATCTTCTGAAGTATCTACGTCAAGTGCTTGTAGCCACGCTTCGTCAAGTGCGTTCTCTGAGTCAATAAGAACTACAAAGATACCTTGATCTTGTGCTGACTTTACAATGTTGCCTGAACAGATATAAGACTTACCTGCACCAGATTCGCCTGCAAATACGCTTACTTTGCCTAGCGGAATACCTTTGTTCCAATCACCTGAAATAAGATAGTTGAGTGCAAAGTTACCTGTGCTAATCCAATCAGTAGGATCGTTAAATCCTGCACTCATGCCTGTAATGGATTTCGTTAGCGATGTTCGAAACTTAGTAGGATCGAATGCCTTATTAGCCATAATTAATCTCCTAATCTAAAAAGCAAAATGGGGGATTGCTCCCCCATAATATATTACTGTCCTTGACGTGCTCGGATCATTGCAAGAATGTCTTGCGCACCGCCGGCATCTCCTGTCGCTTCTGCTGCTGGAGCAGCTTCAGGTTCTGGAGTAGGTTCAACAACTGGTGCTGCCTCTGCTACCGGAGCAGGAGCAGTTTGACTAGTTGCAGTACCATTAGATGTCGCTACATTAGGATCACCTGTACGTGCAGCCATGCCGCTTGGACGGAAGTAATTGCTCCAACGATCTGCATCGTATGCTTCACCGTCTACTGACGCTTCAAACATTTCCTGCATCACCTTGACAGCAGTTTCGTCTGGCTTTTTGGGAAGGAAATCTGAAAGATTAAACAAGCCGTGTTCGTTAATTGCAGCCATTTCTACATCACTCAATGGACGCTCTCTACGTGCCCAATTAGATGTGCCATAATCTGCATAACCGCCTTTTGAAGTTTTATTAAGACGGAAGTCAACACCAGCAGTATAATCTGTTGGCAACTCTTCCATGTCTGGATCCATAAGCGCCTGCTTAATGATCTGGAAGATTTGTGGACCAATAATAAAGCGACGAATTGGATTGTCGGGTGCTTCATCATCGGCTAGCGGATTGTCCGTTACAAAGCCTTGGAAGATATACGAACGCTTTTTCCAATACTTACGACCCATATCTTCTAGACTTGGATCTTTAAACCAGCCACGTACTTCATTAAGAATGTTACATGTCTCGCCGTACATTTCCATACATGGAATTTGTACTTGTACTGGACGCGAACCTGTGTCGCCTTTTACTCCGCTAAAAGGAAGTTTAATCATCAGACGCTCTTTCCAAAAGAAAGTATTATCGGCGTCACCGTCAGGTAAGAAACGCATAGTTGCGCTTTCGCCTTCTTTAATATTCCAGAATGGGTAAATTGGGTTAGGGCCGCTTGGGCCGTTTGATGCACCTGATGAACGTGCTTCTTGTTCTTTGAGCTTTGCTCGGATTTCTGCTAATGATGCCATAGTTATGCCTCCTATTGTTATGCCTATGTGCTTTGTGCCTATATTTGTGTAGCACAGTTATAATACTACACTCGTTTATTTATCTTGTCAACTATTTATTTAATTATTTTTTAATCGTATTCTACGCCATCTTTTTGTAGAAGATCTCTAAGATACTTTTCTGTAATAAATCCGTCTACATATGCATCTCTTAGTGCGTATGAACATTCTTGCATAGTCAACTTAGAACCACCCTCTTTCAATTCTTGTACAATTGCTGCAACCATTCCTGGATAAGGTTTGTCTCCTCTTGCAACAAGTTCCAAACATCTTGTTTTTAATTCTTCTGTAGTTGTAATAGCCATTTACTGCTCCTGTATAGGAGTCTTGCAGGTTAGCGTAAACCTGCAAGCTCCTTCATTCTGTCAAACTCTTCTGTATCCAACTGCTGTGGTTGTGTATGCATCTGATACTCATCGAAGAGTGCTTGTACCTGTTCAATGAAAGCCTTTGCCGGTTCTATGAACTCTTCGCCGTAGTCTTTCTCAACCATAGTTAATACTGCGGTCTCGCCTTTTGGAAACAGGCCTGTTTCTCTGTCATAGTATGATAGTATAAACTCGCCTAATGGTGTCTTTTGTTCTTTGACGTCTTCTTCGTCATCTTTTCCCATTGCCTTTTTAATAGCAATATCTTTTGCCTTCATATAATCATCTGAATCAATATCGCCGTCCTTGTCAAGATCTTTGCCTTTAGATTCGTCTTTTGGATCTTCCATTACATCTCTAATATAAACCATCAATGGATATAATGCATTTACAATTTGATTACCAAAACGTGCATTTTCACCGCTGCCTGGCTTAGTTTCTAATTTCTTAGCTTCGCCACGTAACTGCATAACAGGTTCTAGAACTTCCTTTAGCTTAGGATCATTCATACCGCTAATACCTAATTTGCTATCCATCCAACTGTATACATCGTATACATCACTTACATATTCATTGGCTAAGTTGCCATCATATGTGTCTTTGCCTGTTTCAATCTTTTTACCAATGCCACGCAAACGACCTAATGCTTCTACAGCGTCTTTGCGTGTTTTGATATATGCTTCTTCTAGATCATTTTCAGCTTCGCTAAACTGACCCATCATTTCTTCAAAGCCTTGTTCTAATGCAGTTTCTTCTGGAATGCAAGAACCTTTAGATCCTCTTGTTGCACCTGGTTTTTTACGCCAACCGTCGCGGCACTTATCATAAATCTTACTATTGCCGTGACGTTCGCCTTCGTCAAATTCAATTTCTTCTGTTCTAGGTTCGTCGCCTTTGCCCATTAACCAATTTATTACTTTCTTGCCACCATATAATATAGCAATAACTGCAAGTACAGGTAGTCCATATTTAGCTGCTGATGCTCCAATTTGTCTAAGAGCGCCGCCGCCTAAAAATGCTGAAATTTCGTCTTGTATACCATTAATACCTTGAGAAGCTTTATCCATAAGTTCTTCTGCACTAGTTGCTAAATCATCTATAGTATCGCTTACTTGCTTTCCAACATAAGCAGCACCGCCCAGTGCTGCGGTTGTTCCTGGATTTTTTGCAATATAGTTTCCTGCGCCTCTTGCAACTTGTCCAGCTGCTTGTCCTGCGCTTCTTGCAACTTGTCCGGCTGCTTGCCCAACTGCTTGTCCGGCTGTTTGTCCTGCGGCTCTTGCAGCAATGCGGGCTTTTGCAGCTTTTATTGCAGCACCTCTTTTGGCTAATATTGAAGCACCCATTCTCGATAGTTGCGGAATTGCTGCTCTAGCTGCGGCCATTACACCTGCTGCTATAAGCGGAGCAACTTCGTCTAATTCTTCTTCTGACTCTCCTAGTACATCATCTGGACCTAGTTCTTTGGCCTTTGTACCTTCTTTTACTAGGTTGTATATGTATGGGAAGATATCTTGTAGTTCTTCATTAAACTGCTTAATAGTTAGTTCGTCTATCCAGTTTTCAGCAACATCACTTGGAACATCTTCTAGTACTGGGGGATTAAATGTTTCAAATGCTTCTTTGTAGTATGCTGGCTTTTGTAATGACGCTATTTCTTTTTTAACTGTAGCAATACGTTCTTTGACAATATCTGTATATCCTGCTAGGCTTTCTGCCATTACAGCTGAACGGCTCATATAGTTTTTGAACTTGCGTAGTTTTGCCATTTCTTCTGATAGGCCTACAATATGCTTACCAAAATCGTCATAGGCATTTCCGCCTTCTGCTACATGGCGAGCCATTGCCCTTGCGCCTGTAAGATGTTTGTAAGGATATTTGAATCTTTCACCTTCTGGTGATTCAATATAGATTTTTCCAATCTTTTGAGTTCTGCCTGTGGCACTTTCTTGATTAATATTTTCTGTATGCTTAATCATAATACGTGCTTCGCCAACCTTTTGATAGCTTACACGGCTTGTGCCATATAGTTTTGATTCTGTCATTTTATCGTCCCCAGAGCGATTTGCTAAAAAATTATAATCTCTCTTTGTTAAATTAGTTTTTGTAATATCTCTAATGCTAAAATCTAACATTCTTTTTTTGCTGAACGTTCTAAGTTCTTTTAAAAAATTAAACCACTGTTTTTTTGATATATCATCTTGATTTTCTACAATATCTTTTGAATATATAACTTTTAATCCTTCGTCTTCAGAAATGCTAATACTTACTTTGCCTATCTTATTTCCGTCGTTAGAATAGCTAAAATCAAAAAATCTAGCATCTTTTGGTTCATTAGTTACTGTACCACTTTCGTCACCTATAGTGATATCGTTGAAACGGCTGCGTAATTTATTGAAAAGATCTTCACTTATGTTGTTCATTTTGCGCATAAAGTATTTATCAATAGTTAGTGCTAATGAAGATTGGCATTGGTGCTTCGTAATCTTCTAAGTCTTCGGTTTGTGTAAACGTATTGTAAACTCTAGGATCCCAATCTTTTAAAACATCCATCATCCTTAGAGATAATAAAGTTGCACTGATTAGGTCGTCAGTCATTCCTGATTTTGCTTGATAGCTTGAACCAGTAGCAACATAACCTTTTAGTTCGGATATAAACGGCTTTGAATGCACAATCATTTTATCATTTTCTATCATTGTTTTGAGCCTAGAACAGGCCGTAACTTTGGTGCTGTGTGTTGTGTTAAACCCTTTACGAAACTTCCTGACATGACCTTTACGTATCGGTTCAGATACAAACAGGCCTGGTATATTTTCTTCCCCAAAATCGTTTATAACGATTAGTGCTGCCTCACCTAAACCATTGTTCTCTACACTCCAATATATCCCTGTCGGATTTTTGGTACATTCTTCAATATACCTACATATGTCTGCAAGGACCCTTATTTGTCCTGGGATTGCTGTTTGATTGTGCTGCCATTCTGCAACTTGTTCATATGTAGGCAATTCAAATACTTGTATAGCAGCATAGTCGCCGCCGGTGCCCATACTAGGATCTAGTGCGACACAATATGTGTATTGACTGGTAGGCTTTTTGTACCAGCGTGTTTGTCCCATATTTAATATCGGACTTCCGCCTTCCATTGCTGACAGTTTGATCGAATTTATTAGAGTTTCGTCAAATACCAAAAATTCACAGCCGTATTCACGTCTAAACTTTTCTTCGCCTATACGTCCAATCTCGTCTTTTTTCCATTCTTCGTCACGATCAGGATGTTCATGCCACTCTGCTCTAAATGCATGGAATCCATTTATACCTACTTCATTTTCGTTACCATGCTCGTCAAATTTTTGTTCTGCTTGTTTCCAAATAGTAGCAAACGTATCTTCGTCACTGTTAGGTGTGCTTGTAATAATAGCACGACCACCTGTTGCTAGTGTAGGTGATATTGAAGTCCAAAATTCTTCTGCAATGTTAGGCATAACAAATGCAAACTCGTCACAGTATAGTAAAGAAATTGACATACCACGTCCTGTGTTGCCTGTTGTTGTTTGCGAAACAATCCTACTGCCATTTTCAAACTCAATGCTACCTTTATTGTAACTTGTAACACCTGCTCTTATATGGTCTGGACACGTTTCATATACATAACGAATACGTGCCATAATCTCTTGCGCACCTGTATATTTGTGTGCAGCAA